ACACCAAGTAAACCTAAAACAAGTCCAGGAACAAAACCAGGAAAACCAGCAACAAGACCACAGAAACCAGGACATCCACTTAGAAACCCAAATCCAGGTGAAAAACCAGCACCAAAGGCTTCTAAGAAATCACATGAAGATGCAAAAAACGAGGTTTTAGATTTAATAGTTCAAATTTTAAATAAGTAATCATGGCAAAAAAAGTTAGAGAGCAGATAGACTACGGAAATAGACCTGAGAGAATGGATCCTAATTTGGAAAGAAAATTAAGTGATCCTGAAAGTTTATATGGTAAAAATCCTGCCATGAAGAAAGGATCTGCCGATGTAGAAAGATTGGTTAGTGCAAGATTTAAAAAGGTTGCGGACAAGTTAAAACAATCAGCAAACATACCTGATTTAAGTCCTCGTACAGTCCAAAATCTTTACATGCAAATGATGTCAAGACTCCCTTACATTATGCAAGTGGAATCAAGACATAAAGAAGAACTTGAACGATTGGCAATCCAAGCATCTTTGGATGAAACTGAAGTTCCTGAAGGTTGGGTTGAGATCGATGCTAATTTAGGAACTCCAATTGATACATCTAATTTCAGATATCAACCTGAAGAACCTGAAGATGAGGAAGAAGAGGACGATGAAGAAGAAAAATTACAAATGCCTTCTTTCGATATCGAAGATTTAACTGATGAAGAAGAATTAGAATTAGAGAAACACAAAAGAAATATTATCAACGCGATTATCCAAGGAGCTGCGAAAAAAGGACATTATATTTTTCAAAAGCCAAGTGTAAAAAGAGTGTTAGATAGAATCGATCCACAATTATTCCCTCTTTATTTAGCGATAATGGCGGTTAATGACTACATGTATTTTACTCAAGAACAAATGATTGAAATGATGAGTCAGACTGGTCAAGGAGTTGCTGGTAAAGTAGAATTAGATCCTGATGGTGATGAAGGAGAAGAAGGTGATGAAGGAGAAGAAGATGGTGGAGAAATTGATACTGTGATTAAAGCCGATGGGATGATTTTCCCAATCTTATGTCATGAAATTATAAAAGGTATTGAAGAATCAAAGGCAAGACACGGATTACCCAAGGAACCTGGAATGCGTCAAAAAGTACAAGGTCAAGTTGATACGTTGGCTAACGAACCAATGCAACTTAGAATTGGACCTGAGATTGTCGAAAAAATTAGATTTTCTTTACCTGACCAAATGTTTGATGATGATAACAGGGGTCTAATAAACTGGTTCCATATCTTGTTATACCAAATTGATGCAACTGAATTCTTAGAAATTATCGGTAATGCAATTTCTGATGAAAAATCTAAAAACAAAAAAGCAACTGAAAGATTCGAAGAAATCATGAAGGAAGCTATGCAGATGAAAAGCGAGTTCGAAGATTATCAAGAGGAAAACGACATTGAACCAACTGATGAAGACGACGATGAAGGGCTTGATGACTTCTTAGGAAGTTTAGGTATATCGAGACCTAAATAAGTTTCTGTGACAAAAGAACAATTAATTATTGAAGCTACGAAGTGTATGAAAAACACTCCGTACGCCATGAGAACATATCTTCAAACGTTTGACAATACGGTGAAGAAGTATGTTCCTTTGGATTTGTTTCCTGACCAAGTTACATTGGTTGAAGATTACGACAACCACAACGAAAATATTGCCCTGAAATATAGACAGGCAGGGGTATCGACTGTGACTGCTGCTTGGGCATCGAAAAGACTTGTATTCGCAAAAAAGAATAACCCCGAAAAGGTTCTTATCATTGCCAACAAACTTGACACTGCGGTTGAGTTTGCCAATAAAGTTAGGTCATTTACCGAACAATGGCCTCAATGGGTTGGTGCTGGATTTTCTCCTGACAAAAACGCCGCTCGACATTTCAAACTTATAAATGGATGTGAAGTTAAAGCCGTTGCAACTTCGAAGGATGCCTTACGTGGATATACACCTACAATACTAATTTTCGATGAAGCTGCTTACATTGAAGCCGATGATGACTTTTGGGCTGCTTGTATGGCCTCACTATCTACGGGTGGTAAGGTTATTGTAATTTCTACCCCAAATGGATATGATCCAATTTATTATGAAATCTACGATCAGGCTCTCAGAAAGATGAATACATTTAACATCACTGAGATGTTTTGGTTCAAAGATCCAAGATACAATAAAGATTTACAGATGGTTAAAACTGAAGATCTTGTTGAGTATCTTTTGAATCGAGAAAATTATCCTAATACAGAGATAGTTGACCTCACAGTCGAAAATTCATATGAAAGAGATTACACGATTGTAAATGAATATTTGTCTAAAGGGTATAAACCATACTCGACATGGTTCGAGGGAATGGTTAAAAAACTTAAGTATGACAAGAGAAAAGTTGCACAGGAATTAGAGTGTAACTTCTTGGGATCGGGTGATAATGTGTTTGATGCCAACCAATTAATGAGAATCAAAGAAAACGACATCAAAGAACCAGATGGAAAGATGATGGCGGGTAATTTGTGGATATGGAAAGAACCTGTATTAACACACAAGTATATTATGGGTATTGACGTATCCAGAGGTGATTCAGAGGACTTCTCATGTATTGTGATAATAGACTTCGATGATAGAGAACAAGTATTCGAATACGTCGGAAAATTACCACCAGATACATTGGCGGAAATTGCATTTAAATGGGGTAATATGTATAATGCCTTTGCAGTGACGGATTTAACAGGAGGTATGGGTGTTGCAACAGCAAGAAAACTACAAGAGTTGGGGTATAAGAATTTATACGTTGAGGGTGTTACAGATAAAAACAAATATAAGTGGGATCCCAAAAGAGACGAAAAAATTCCTGGAATTAATTTCAATAACAAACGTGTACAAATTATTGCAGCATTCGAAGAGGCACTGAGACATGATTTCAAAATCAGATCATCAAGGTTATTGAATGAAATGGGAAAATTCATATATGTTCATGGAAGACCTGATCACCAAAAAGGTCATCATGATGATTTGATTATGGCAATATCAATGGCGATTTACGTCGGAGATACTTCATTCCAAAGTTTATCGAAAGTTATGAGTCAGACTAAGGTTATGATTGATGCTTGGCATACAAGTGTTAACGAAAATAGAAATAGGTCCGACTTTTTCAATCCTATGATACCTGCAGGTGGAACAAACAGTGGAAGGTATCCATCAGAAGCAACAAAAAGCGATTATCAAAAGTATTTATGGTTATTCGGGAAATAATCTATTTAATATTTCCACGAAACAAATAGAATTATAACATGAATGAAAAGAACCTAACGGTCTGGCAAAGATTATCCCAAGCTTTTGGTCCTAACTCTCTTTTGAATCAAGATTATCCTACGCTCAAGTTCGATAAAAAAGAGTTACTAAGAACCCAAGATAAAGAACAATATGAGCGTGAAAAACTTCAGGCACAGCAAACCTTTTATCTGTCCAACCAATGGGCGAAAGTTGAGAATAACATGTATTCTCAAGCGGTTTATTATGAACCAACAAGACTTGCCTCAGTTTATGATTATGAGTCGATGGAGTATACTCCTGAAATTTCTGCAGCATTAGATATCTATGCTGAGGAATCTACAACAACAAACGAAGATGGATTTATATTACAAATTTATTCTGAATCAAAAAGAATCAAAGGTGTATTAGCCGATTTATTTAACAATACAATGGATGTCAACACTAACTTAGCAATGTGGACAAGAAACGCATGTAAGTATGGTGATAATTTTGTGTATCTTAAATTAGACCCTGAAAAAGGTGTTGTTGGTGTACAACAATTACCGAATATTGAAATTGAAAGAGTCGAAGCAGGTATGCACGAAAGAAGGGCACAATCTATCGAAAATCCTACAGAACACAAAGCACTTCATTTTACTTGGAAGAATAAAAATATGGAATTCCAATCATGGGAAATTGCTCACTTTAGATTATTAGGTGATGACAGAAAACTTCCATATGGAACATCTATGCTAGAAAAAGCAAGAAGAATATGGAAACAATTATTGTTATCTGAAGATGCAATGTTAATCTATAGAACATCAAGAGCACCTGAAAGAAGAATTTTCAAAGTGTTTGTTGGTAATATGGAAGATGCAGATGTTGAGGCATATGTACAACGTGTTGCAAACAAATTCAAAAGAGATCAAGTTGTTGATCAAAAAACAGGTAACGTTGATATGAGATTTAATCAGATGGCAGTTGACCAAGATTTTTTCGTACCTGTTAGAGATCCGGCAGCACCGAGTCCTATCGAAACATTAGCTGGCGCACAAAACTTAGCGGAAATTGCGGACATCGAATATATTCAAAAGAAACTTTTAACAGCACTTCGTGTACCTAAAGCTTTCTTAGGTTTTGAGGAGGTTGTTGGTGATGGAAAAAATTTAGCATTACAAGATATTCGATTTGCCAGAACTATTAATAGAATTCAAAAGAGTATGCTAGCAGAACTTAATAAAGTTGCTATCATCCACTTATTTTTATTAGGGTTTGAAGAAGAAATTGAAAACTTTACACTTGGATTAACAAATCCGTCTACTCAAGCTGATCTATTAAAAATTGACGTTTGGAAAGAAAAAGTATTACTATACAAAGACGCAGTTTCAGACCCTGGAAATGGTATACAACCTGTATCTTCTACTTGGGCTAAAAAACATATTCTTGGATTCTCCGACGAAGAAATTAAAGTTGATTTACAACAACAGAGAATTGAAAAGGCTGTTGGTGAAGAACTTAAAAACACACCTGCTGTTATTCAAAAGACAGGAATATTCGATAATATAGATAAGTTATATGGAACGGTTACAGGATCCACGGCAACGGGAGCAACTCCTGAGGGTGAAGTAACAGAACCGTTAGGTGGAGGATTCCCAACACCACCAGCAGGAGGTGAAGAACCAACTCCTAGTCCTGAAGAGGCACCTGCAGGAGAAACACCGGCAGAAACAGTACCAGAGTCCCGTTTCGCTAACATGAATATTTTGTTAGATAGTGATATGATTAAAGGTCGAGATATTTTGGATTTGAGTCAAGGACAACAATTTTTAGGAGAAATGGAAAAAGAATTGGATAACTTATTAAATTCCTAATATTTATTAAAAAAATAAGTCCCAATGACATTCGGAGAAGTAAAATCCATAATAGAAGAGAGTTTGATTGAGTCGTACAAAGACCAAAAAAATTTCAAGAAAGTGATGAACGAGTTTCATCAAAACGTGCTGACAAATAAATCAATCTCAAAACTATACTCTTTATATGATGATTTAACATCAGAAAAGGGTATGTCCGAATCTGACGCCAAAGAATATTTGGAGGAAGGGGTTAAATTAATTCAAACAATTTTGAGTTCTTCAAAATTACCTAAATCTAGTTCTAAGAGTATCAATAACAAATATTCTGACTTAGATAATATTGTTTATACTAAAACGTTGAATATCTCCGAGAGAATCCAATCTAAGAAAAAT